CGAGCGACCCGAAGACGCAGGTCGCCATCTCGTCCTGAGCGGGCCGATTCAGTCGAAGTACGATCGCATCTCGTTCAGTAGCGAAGAAGTCAGCTACCTAGACACGCGCATTCGCACGGCCGAGGGAATCATGATCGCCTTCGGGGTGCCGCGCGATTACCTGATGGGAGGGGTTACTTACGAAAATAGGGCAGCCTCACGGGCTACGCTCTGGTCGGACACAATTCTCCCCAAGTTGCAGGTCGTCGCTTCCGAAATCGACCTGCAGACGGTGCCCAACCCCCAACAGACTGCCCAGTTCAACACGGATCACGTAGAAGCATTGCAAGAATCGGCCGATCAGCGGGTTACCCGTGCGGTCCTGCTGGTCGATGCCGATGTACTAACAATCGACGAAGCCCGAGCAGAGGTCGGTCGTGACCCCCTGCCGGGAGGCGCGGGTGTCCTTACGCAGACTCCATATCGACAGCGCGCCCAAGCGCCGCCCGTTCGCTCCAACGGGCATCCGCTACCGTTGCCGATTGGATCTGCCCCGTGAAGCTCGTTATTCCTGCCAACCCGATGACTGGCAACCGGGAAGGCACCGCTATTCTCCTCCGAGACGGACCGCTTGACGGCCAGACCGGGGAACACATCGGTACGCTGCCCCTACGGTTAGAACTAGCCGTAGGCCGATGGGGGACCTGGACCTACCTACGAACACGAGACACTGCTGTTGTGACTGATTTTGTCCCGGGCTCTACCAAGACGCGCACCCGCGAGGGTCACGTCTATGAATGGAATGGTAGAGACCCGGATGGAAATCCAATCTGAGCGCTACTGTAACGTAGCTTTCGCCGACCTACAGGTCCGTGCGGCAGGGGATGACTCCGGCCCGCACTTCGAGGGATGGGCCTGTAGGGCAAATACCCTGGATGCCTACGGCACCGAGTTCGCTCCTGGTGCCTGGGCGGCCGGTGGGCTCGACGGTGATCTGTACGCGCTTTGCTGGATGCACGATCCGACGGTACCCGCTGGTACGTTCAGTGGCGAGGATCGGTCCGACGGGCTGTACATCAAGGGTTGGTGGGACGACACCGCCGACGGTCGAGATTGTCGAGCCAAGGCACTCAGCGGTTCCGCTCCGGCGCTGAGCGTAGGCTTCCGTCAGGCCATCTTCGACGAGGACAAGCCTAACCGCATTGTAGCGGTCAAGCTAGTTGAAGTTTCACAGATCACTGCGCGCATGGCTGCGGTGCCAGGCGCAGAACTCACATCCGCACGATCGGCAACTGCCACCGGTCGTCGTCAGGTCGCCGCTGCGCGACTCCGTTTGCGCTCCACCACTCTGAAAGGACGACCGTGACTAGGCAGATTACCGAGGCCCAGATCGCGCGTGCACGTCGACGCGCGTTCGGCGCCACCGACTGGCGTTCCGCGCCAGTGGCAGTTGACTACACCCAGTTCACCGACGCCGAGCTGCGGGCAGCCCGAGACGAGGTCCTCGAAACCCTAGCGGGTGAGGACGCGAACGAGGATGCCGCAACTCGCGCCGACCAGATCTCCGCCGAGGTCGAACGGCGCAACACCGTCACCGAGGCCACCAACGCCCGCAGGCAGCGGCTGGCCAACGTGACCGTGGTCGAGCGCTGGCGTCCCGAGCAGGGCAACACCACCCCACCGCGCGGTCAGCAGCGCCAGGAGGAGCGCGACGACACACCCCCCGAGGTTCCGTCCGACTGGCGCGCCCAGCTCATCGCGGGCGCCAACAGCTACCGCGCGGGTGGAATGCACGGTTCGGCCGAGGTGCTGCACCTGCCGAACGCGACCGATCTCCGCACCCTGGTCACCACCACGACCAACCCCCCGCAGCCCGCGCGTAAGCCGGGTATCCTGCGTCCCCCGGACGCGCCGCTCATGGTGGCCGATCTGGTCGACCAGCAGACCGCGACGTCGAACGTGATCGAGTGGGTCGTCGAGACATCGTTCACCAACGCGGCAGTGGAGGTCGCGGAAGGTCAGCCCAAGCCAGAAGCCGCGATCGCATTTGCCGTCAACAGCGCCACGCTGGCGACGATCGCGCACTGGGTGCCGCTTACCCGGCAGGCTGCTGAAGATGACGCGCAGCTTGTCGGGTATCTCCAGGGTCGTCTGACGTGGGGTGTCGAGAAGCGAGTCGACGCCCAGACGCTCACCGGTAACGGCACCGCACCCAACATGCGGGGCATCCTCAACACGGCGGGTATCCAGACCCAGGCCGTCGCCCCCGACGGGATGTTGATCGCAATCCGCAAGGCGATCACCAAGGTGCAGATCGCCCAGTACAGCCCATCCGGTGTGGTAATGCACCCCATCGACTGGGAGGGCGTTGAGCTGACCCGCGACACGACCACGGGGACGTTCCTGTTCACGAAGGACCCGGCCTCACTCCAGCAGCCCCGTGTTTGGGGCCTGCCCGTGGTGCCGACGGTCACGATCGCGGCGGGCACCGCACTGGTCGGCGCATTCAAGGAAGGTGCCACCCTGTGGCGTAAGCCGGGCGTCCGCATCCTGATGTCGGACTCCCACGACGTCAACTTCACCAAGAACATCCTGGTCCTCCTCGCGGAGACCCGTTGCCAGCTGGCGGTCTACCTGCCTCCGGCATTCGTGAAGGTGGCATGACCGAGTGCCGTTGCTGCGGGATGGGTGGCCCGACCGACCGGGTCCCCATCCCGCCCAAGAAGTATAAGAGTCCGGGCGAGAACTGCACGTGTGAGGGACACAAACATGCAGTACTGCACGATCGACCTGGCGAAAGCAGCGGGAGCGACCGGGACCGACCAGGAGATTACCACGGCGATTGAAACGGCTTCCCGAGTAGTTGACGACTACTGCCGTTGGGCGTTCGGTCCGCGCGACACCACAATCGAGATCGTCTGTGGTAACAACGGGCTGGGTCGCTTCAATCGTCCCGTGACTGCCGTAACCGAGGGCACCCTCTTGCCTGAGCGCTATTGGATCGCACCCGCACTGCTACCCGGCAGCTATTTGGTCGAGGTGACGCTGGGCGAGCTGGCTGTGCCCGAGGGCGTCAAGCACGCCACGGCTCGACTCGCCGGAATCTATTGTCCCACCGCATTTACCGCCGAGGCGGACGCGGAAGGTCAGGCCGTGGGTCAGCCCCCGACTTCCAACCCGCAAGACGAGACCGATCCCTCACCTCCACAGAAACGCGGCGCAGGGGACCGGACCACAGGCGATCCCATCGTTGACGCCTGGCTCGAACCCTATAAGGCCAACCGAGTGATGATCGGATAACTATGGCAAAGCCGAAGCACGAAGCCGCCGAAGCGCCCAAGGCACAGCAGTCCTCGGTGGACGTGGCAACCGAGCCGATGCTGGCCCCAGTTCAACGGGGATACGTCGACCAGGACGACCCGTCAACCTACCCGGACTGGTACACAGTCGACGTGCCGGCCGAGGTACATTCGGCACAAATCGACCCGCCCGATCTGCCGTTCGGGGCGCAGCCGCCACCTGAGCCGGAGCAATGACTGCCAAGATCGAGTGGGTCAATGAGGCCCAGTGGGCACGCGCTGTGGTGGATCACCTCCAAGAGTGGGAGGTCCAGTTCGGGCGCAACATTGCGGACGTGGCCGCGCTTGCGGAGAGAGAAGCCAAAGCGCGTGCGCCCGTACGTACTGGTAAGCTCCGAAACGGGATTACTGGACGCCATGAAGATACCACGGCCATTCTAGAGAATGGGGTGGAATACGCGCCGCACGTTGAGTTCGGCACGCGGCACACACGGGCTCAGCCGCACATGCGGCCTGGAATGGAAGCCGCAATTGCGGCCTGGGTAAAGACAATGACACAAGGCCTGAAATGACCTCGTCCAACGCCACGCTGAGCGGCGCGATCAAAACCGTGATCGAGCAACTCGGGCTTGGCGTGCAAGTGTTCCGCGACGTCGCCCCGCCCAAGGCCCACCTACCCTTCGTGGTAGTGACCGAAGGCGTGGCCTGGCAGATCCTGCGCCACGGCGACACCGACGCATCGGACGAGGACGCGATTCGCGAACAGGCCCAGCTCGACGTATATCAAGCGAAGCGGGCACCGGACGGTACCCGAATCGAGGACTACGCGCTAGAAGACGAAATCTGTCACTCGTTACAGCACACCCGTCTGCCTACCTGGGTTCACCACGTCGACGGCCTACGCGTGATCATGCGGTCCACTGGTCCGCAAGGCACGTTGCGTAGGACGATCGTGACCATCGAGATCGATAGGCGATACGTATCCCGTTTCGCCACCCAATAGGAGGTTAGGCGCGCATGACTACTCCGACCCCGATCGCCGAACAGGGCATCACCAAGGTATACGCCGTACAGCATTGCCAGATCGCCAGCGTGCTCACCGATGACGTGGGCGCGGCCATCACCTATGGTGAATGGTTCGACGTCCCCGGCATCAAGTCATTGGCCATCTCGGGCGACATGGACACCAAGCAGCTACGCGGCGACAACCGGCTAATCGAC